GTGGTAATCTCTGTGCATGAAACTCCTAATCTCTAAATGTTCACAGTGCGGACAAGCAATTTTGTACGGCCACCCAACCATCTCAATCGTTACCGAAATCTGCAAAGAGGTCTTTGAGCAAACTGGGGTAGATAAAGAATCGTTGGCGTTCCGTTCGAATCAACATCGCTTCGTATATGCGCGTAGTCTATTTGCAGTGAAGGCCAGAGAAAGAGGCCTTTCGTATAGTGAGATTTCCACAATACTCCAAAGGCACCACACTACCGTTATCCACAATGTGGAGCGGTTTCGTACCGCTTTTCCCACAGCACCTACTACTACTACTAAGTAATTATCTCTATTGCTTCACTACATGCTATAAAGCAGAAGCACTACAGATACACATATTGCAAGGGGAATAAGGAACGACGCCGCCATCGCGAAAAAATCGGTGCGCGGTTGAAATCTTTCCTTGCGCCGTGGTTCGCATCGCGATTACCATGGGCGAGTCCCACCAGAACGCCGACGCACTCAGGAGACTTCGCGATGCCATCGACCCAGAATTACGGACCCACAAACACAGCCCTCCCGGTCCTGCAAACCGTCACCGGCACAGCCGAGGCGATGGTGCTCTCCGCGAACCCGAATGCGCTGGCGTCGGTGCCCACCGCGTTGCAAGGCAGCCAGGCGCTGTCGGCTGGCGCGCCCACGGTGCTGACCACCACGATCCCTGCGAACAGCGCACTCGCGGGCAAGCGATTCGGATTCCTGACCGCGTTCGCCATCGCCGCTGCGGCTTCCGAAAATGTCACGGTGAAACTCTACGCGGCGAAGGTAGCGCTTTCGACGACCCCAGGCAGCAACACGTTGCTTGGATCGAGCGGAGCCATTGCCAGCGGCGGCGCGACTACGCTGGTAGGCTGGGCGGAGTTCCAAGGCGTCTACGACGCGGTGAGCGGCATCCTGACCGGAACGGTCAGCTTCTACATCGGCGGGACGCTGGTGGCGACCGTAGCGACCTCCAACGCCATCACAGGCGTCTCCGAGACCGCGAATCCCATCCTCAACTTCGGCCTGAGCGTCACGTTCAGCGTGGCTGAGGCATCCGGCAACACCATCGCAATCGTCGAAGGTGGAACCGGCGTCACGTTCTAGCGAGAATGGCGGGGTAAGACCAGCCGCCAGATGTGGGAAACGGTTCCCCAATGAATACCGTGGCAGGGCGGAGAGCACGCCCAAGACGTCCAGAAAAGACTGGAAGCGATCATCGAAGCTAGAGCGCGGCGAGTGCCGATGTGACCTGGGTGGAGTCCCTATCCAAGACGGAATGGGGCCAAGATTTTTAGAATCATTCTGAGGCGAGCGCGATGGCGAAGGAAGAGAAAAAGCATGAGGGCGAGGCGGAACATCTGAAGGGTTCCGGCAAGCGCGAAGGCGAGCGTAAAGAGGGCGGCGAGAAGAAGGAAAAGAAGGAAGGCAAGGAGGCCGAGGGTGGCCACCGGCTGCACCAGATGACCCACACCTTCCACAAGAACGGTGGCGCAACCACGGTCCACAAGTACGCCGACAAAAAGGGCGCTGCGATGGCCGAGGAGCCGGAGTATCAGCACGTCGATATGGACGACCTGCGGCAGCACATGGAGGACCATGCCGCACCTGCGATGGGCGAACCGGGGCAGGAGGCAGGCGAGGAAGACGAAGAGGCTGGCGGAGGCGCTGCGGCTGGTGGTGGAGCAGGCGGCGGCGAGGAAGACGAGCAGGAATAGAAATTGACCAGGCCACCTAACAGGACTCGAACCCGCAATCTTCGCGTAAGCAATGCCCGACTGGTCAGTCCCAAGAAAGGGCGGCTTCTCTGTTTAGAATAATTCTAATTTTGAGGTCGCGATGCTGTTTGATTTGGATCGGGTGGCGGGGGATCGGGAGTATCGCGACGAGCTGCGGTTTCGCTGCATCACCGACCATTTCTTTCTCGGGCAGATGCTGGGCAAGGGCTTCGATAAGCTGGACCGCGTGGTGCATGCGAAGATGGCAGGGCTCTACGTGAAGAAGAAGCCGGGGCTGTCGATCGAGGACCAAGACACGGTAAAGAACATGATCGACCTCGAGCCGCGCGAGGTTTACAAGACCACGATGGGGCACCTGGATTCGATCCAGTGGATACTGGTCGACCCGGATATGACGATCCTGAACGAGGGCGCGACGCAGCCGCTGGCGAAGGCGATCAGCAATGTGCAGTCGGCGGCGTTCGTGAAGCCCAAGGGACGGCAGCCTACGGTCTTCCAGAGCCTCTTCCCGGAGTATGTGGTGGAGAAGGCGGGCGACGGCTGGTACATGGCTCCGTGCCGCACCTACAGCCAGGTGGACATGACGATCGACACCACCAGCGTGCAGACTTCGCAGTCGGGGTTCCATCCGTGGGTGTTCAACGCGGACGACGCGGTGGATACGACCAACAGCGGCATCAAGGCGCGAGACGAGATCCGCGCTACGGTCATTTCGAATCACTATACGAACATCAACACCCGAAAGCGCGGCGGCTACTTTCATGCGCGCGGTACGCGCTACCATCCGTTTGAGTTGTGGAATTCCCTGCTTCGCGAGGCCGAACTAAACCCCGATCTTTGGCGTGTGGTGGTGCAGCCGGTGATGATTATCAAGAGTGGGCGTCGACTAGTCCCCGATTGGTTCCCGGAACCGCACGAGGTAGAAATTTTGTACCCGTTTGTGAGCTATGAGGAGTTGAAGGCGAAGTACGTCAACTACGAGAGTTTTATGACGCAGCAAATGAATGACCCTCAAGGCGGCGGGTTGCAGATCATCACGGAGGAGTTGTACGAGTCGTGCCTTGTCGATGAGCGGAAGATGCCGCTGATCGGCGAGGTGCTGGTGTTCTGGCGGCCGATGTATGGCGGCAAGGACTTTATGGGGGCGTATGCCGAGGGGTGCGCGGCGCGGAAGGTGGGCGACAAGCTGTATGTGATCGACGCGTGGCGGGGCATGTACACGCCGTCAGGCTTCGCGGAGAAAGTGGTGGAGACGCTGCGGAAGCACCAGACGGGCAAGTTGACGCTGGAGGACGTGCCGGGCACGCAGTACGCGCTGAACGACATCCAGAACGAGGCGGCGCGGCGCAACCTGGGGCTGAAGATCGAGCTGGTGGACTTCGACGAGGAGGATGGCAAGCGGATGCAGCGGATGAAGGCGCTGGAGCCGAAGATGATTGCCGGCAGGATCAGGATTTCGACCGCGAGCGGGATGGGGCCGGAGATGCGGCGGCAGTTTGTGCATCTGGGGATGGTCGTCGAAAATGGAATCATCGATTCAGTGAGTAGATTAGCCTTGCGGATACCGGCCAGCGTGATTCAAACGGAATTAGAGGCGGAAGAGATTGAGAGCTATCGCAGGGCGAAGAACAAAGGCCTTTACGAGCATATTTACGGATTGGGCGGTATGGCCGAAGTGGAGCAGCGGGAAGAAGTGATGGCGACGCCAGCGCCGAGGCGCGGCTATCCGGGGCTGCCGGATATTCTTGGCGGACTGGATGGATAGATGAGAAAACATGGAAGTCTGCGCCAAGCAATCTTCGTAATCGGCCCGAGCATTGCCTACATCCAGTTGACGCAACAACAATTTGCGTGCGTCGACGCTGACGCTGCTGATCATTTAGCGCGATGGAACTGGTCTGCCTGTTGGGATAAAAGAGGGAAAAGATATTATGCGCACCGAGCGCAATGGATCGGAGGTGTGAAACGAAAGATTCGAATGCACCGCCAGGTACTAGAGAAAAACCTAGACCGCGAGCCAGACCACAGAAACCGCAACAGTCTAGACAACCGTATTGCCAACCTCAACCCAGCCACACGATCTGAGCAGATGTGTAACCAGGGCTTGCGCCGAGACAGTAGCAGCGGATTCCGAGGGATAAGTCTATTCGCGAAAACGGGACGATGGAGAGCCAGTATACAAGTTCAGGGCGAGAGGACATTCTTAGGATATTTTGATTCAAAAGAAGAGGCTGCGCGGGCATATGATGAAGCAGCGAAGCGTCTACACGGCGAGTTCGCATCGTTGAACATGGAAGAGGCGGCTTAGATGGCTAGTTTGGCGACAGCATGGACGAGCGCGACGGAGCCGCTGCCGGAGGGTGAGGTGCTGAACCCGACGATTGAGCCGGGCCAGGTGCTGATTCCCGAGCAGACGACCTCGAGCCCGGAGTTCGACGACGAGGCGGCGGCGACGCTGGCGGTGCGCGACTACGAGACGGCGCGGGCGTGGCTCGAAAACAACCTGTGGTACGCGGAGTGGGAGGCGAGCGACCTGCTGTACCAGAGCCCGACGCAGGACTACGCGAATGGCAGCTTTAGCGGGACGCCGCGGGTGAGCGACTTTACGGTGAACGACGCCTGCAGCACGATGGTGGGCGAGGTGAACCGGCAACTGTTCGCGCAGCAGGTGCCTTTTGTGCTGCGGCCGAGGGGCAAGACGACGCAGATCATGGTGGAGGCCTGGACGGCGCTGCTGGAGGTGCTGCTGGACCGCATGGACTTCGAGTACCATCTGCGGCTGGGCAACGCCACGATGGGCCTGCAGGGCACGCAGGTGCAGAAGGTGGGCTGGCACACCCGCACCTACAAGCGCAAGGTGCCCAAGCGCAAGGGAATGCCGCAGAAGGCGGACCTGCCGATTGGCGGCGAGACCACGGTGCCGACGACCGAGAGCGACACGTTCGAGATGGTGGACAAGGATGTGACGGAGAGCTGGCCGTTCATCGAATACCGCGAGCTGGGCTCGACGCTCTTTGATCCAAAGTGGAATACGCCGATGCGTCCCGATCTGTGCGGATTCTCTGTCGACGTCGACGACGTGAACTTTGACGACTTAGAGGGAATGCAGCAATTGGAGTGCTACAAAGAAAAGCTCCCGAGCCGCGAGGCGCTGATCGCGCACTTCTTTCAAAACCCGGAAGGTACAGCCAGCCCGGCCAGCGAAAGCCTGAAGGACTTTACCAGCGACGGAAGCCCGGTGCTGCATGCGCAGGGCGGAACGATCAATACCAGTGTGAATCCGCTGGATGCGGTGTTCAAGATGATCACGCGCTGGGACAAGCATCGCGTTATCGGTGTGCTGTTGATGGACGAAAAGACGTTCACGATCCGCAACGAGCCAGCCGAGATGCAGCGCGGCATCCCGCACTTTACCGCGAACTGGCGGAGCATCCAGAACAGCGGCTGGGGCGTGGGGCTGGGGCGGCTGGTGGGCTGCCAGCAGCGGGTAAAGCAGGGCGTGATCAACCATGGGCTGTGGAGCCTGGCGTATACCTACAACGCGCCGCTGGTGCATGCGCGGGGGATCGACGCGCCGACGCAGAATGTGCAGATGATGAAGGGTGGGTTCTTTCCGGTAACGCCGATCGGCAACAATGTGCTGAACGCGGTGGGATTTCTGCCGGTGCCGGAGGTGCCGGCAGATACGTGGCGCTTTCTGGCGTGGGGCGACCAGTCGGCGGATTCTTCGAGCGGGGCGAACGATGCGTTTGCCCAGGGCGACATCTCGAAGCGGGGCAGCTCGGCGGCAAGGACGGCGACGGGCGCGGCGGCAGTCTCGGCAAAGAGCAACCAGCGCGCGGCGGAGCCGGTGGATAACGTGTCGAACGGTATCATTATCCCGGTGATCGATCTGCTGATCGAGATGGTGAAGATGCAGAAGATGCCGGTGCAGGAGATCCGCGAGGTGCTGGAGGAGCGGCTGGCGGACAAGCTTACCGAGGAGTTCGACTTCCAAGAGTTCTTCGATGCTCGGCTGGAGACGCGGGTGCTGGCGGGGCAGAAGCTGGCGGCGAAGCAGGGCATCGCGCAGGTGCTGCCGTTCCTGACGCAGATTGCGCAGCAGCCGGATGTGATCCAGAAGCTGCATGACCGCGGCGAGACGATGGATATTGGCGTGATCGTGAAGATGATGATCGACTACTCGGAGTTGAATGGGCAGTACGACATCATCCGTCCGCTGACGCCCGAGGAGGACCAGAAGCTGCAGCAGGGCGCGAGCAATCCGAAGGCGGCGGAGGCGCAGACGAAGATCCAGGTGGAGCAGCTGCGCGGGCAGAACAAGCTGGCCGAGGTGCAGGAGCAGGGCAAGGTTGACCTGACGACAAAGCTGGCGGAGCAGGCGATCGAGAAGCTGGGCGGCGGCGTGCCGCTGGAGCGGGCGGAAGGCTTCAACGAGCGCAAGGAAGATGAGCAGCAGCTGACGAGCGGGATTGGGGGAGGGTTATGAGAGTAATCGAGGCCGTCTGGGAAAGCTACCAAAGAAATGTAATTCCAAAGGGCGCGGGCGAAGTGCAGGTGCAGGAGACCCGGCGCGCGTTCTTCGCGGGCATGGCCTCAATGAACGCTCTTCTCGACAAAATCGCATGTATGCCGGAAGCCCGAGCGATGGCAGAACTTTCGACCGCGAAGGCTTATCTGCTCAATTTTGCGTTAGCTGAACTATCGAACGCGCAGGAGCGGAGCGACACATGAGTGTAGGCGTGGAAGTGCCGTTGAGCGAGGATGAGCGCGAGGCATTGCGGATGATGCTGCAGGCGCCGGGGTATCGCGCTCTGATGCGGCTGGAGGACGGCTACATTGCGGCGCTGGACGCGGCCCCGGTGCTGATGGGCAAGATGGACGCGCACGATGTGGATATTCCGAAGGCTTTTCTGAGGGCGAACATGGCGCGGGAGTTTCGCGACATCATCCACGCGGAGGTGATCCGCATTGTGAACGAGGTGCGGCGGAACGAGCCGCAGGGTGGAGAGGTGCTGCCGGTGGAAAACCCTTTCGAGGTGGCGATGCACCCGGCGGCAAGCGCAGAGGTTACGCAGGCGATACGATCGAAGTACCGGAGATAGCGATGAAGACTTACTACATGAACGACGGGGAGCCGCTGGCGGATGGGCGGGTGGGCGTGATCATCGACTTTGAGGATGGGCGGCCAGGCGGACCGCAGAAGGTGTATGCGCCGGACCTGCGCGCGCTGACGCTGAAGGTGGCGACGATGGCGGGCAATGCCAGCGTGCGGTTGACGGAGGTGAAGCGGGATGCGGCGGCGGCCGGGGTGGCGACGACGCGCGGAAAACAGAATGATTCTAATTTGCCCTCGAACGGCGGCAAACCTGCGGCGGAACAGCCGAGGACGACCGGCATGGACCCGGCGACGCGGATGCAGCGCACGCACGAGCTGAACGATCCGGCGAAGAGTGGGGACGCGGTGGCGGCGTTTGTGGAGGAACGGGTGGGCATGCCGCTGGACAAGATTCGCGAGCTGGTGGAGCGCGACCAGGAGCGCGCGGGGCAGGACGAGGAGACGCGCCTGCGTGCGGAACGCGAGGAGATGTTTGCCCAGTTTGGCGACGAGACGCCGGATTTCCCACAGAACCCTTTCAACAGGAGCCTGCTGGTAAGTCGGGCAATCATAAATGCCAATGGACTCAAAAATGTAACACGTGCTATTCTCGATGAAACTTTTGCACAATTGCAGGAACAGGATCTTATCGTTCCGAACGAGCGTGCGAGAGAGACCACCGTAGAACCCCAGGACCATACTCCAACGGGTGAAGCGAGTCGAAGAAGCGCGGCCACCAGCTATCGCCGTCAGGACTTGACGGGAGCGAGAGCAGGGACGCAGACGACACGTTGGACAGATGAGAAGCTGGCAAAGACGACGCGCAACACCGCAGAGCATGAACGGTTGATGAAAACCGACCCGACATACTCCCCGGCAGTGAATGCGTGGGTTGCCAAGCTTCAGAGGCGGACAGCATAGCGCCGCCAGGGCTGGGATACGATGAAGCGACAGACGCTTGATCTGAACCGAATGAATCAATTTTCGTGGGGACTGGTGCGGATGATCTTCCTCCCGGCCATTGCCCTGGTGATGGCGTTTGCCGCCTTCACGAACGCGAGTGCGTGGACGGCGAAGTTTGCCATGGAGTCCGCCGCTCTCTTTGCGCACAACCCTGTGTTCGGGGCTGGACCGTCGCCTACGTCGATGCAGTCGGCGAACATGCCGCAGGCGTCGCAAACGATCCACTACGACAACAAGTTTTTCAAGAACCTGAAGGCCAATCTGGTAATGCTACTGCTTTGCACCATGCGCGAGATGCCGGCGCATGCGGGGCAGGCCTACCGCGCGTTTATGTACAACACGCTGGGGCCGAACACCACGCAGCAGACCGAGGGCACGGTGGGCACCGGCATTTCGCTGACGGTGAACTTCGTGAACTACGTGATGGGGCAGTGGGCGGATTACGTCAACTTCTCCGACTTCGTGATGGATACGACCATCGATCCCGCGCTTGAGAATGTGGAGCGCGAGATGGCGTACCGGTTCGCGGAATCGATCCAGGCGCTGGTGCGGGCTCAGTTCGACTACCTGCGCACGCTGGACTCGAAGACGGGCACCTACGATGCGACCACCACGCCGTACTACTTCACCAAGTCGCAACTGGAGCAGAACGTGGCTTCGCTGGGCATCCAGAACGTGCTGCCGATCCAGGACCGCAAATACCATGGCGTGATCCACAATGCATTTATCGGCGACCTGTACATCGATTCGACGAACAACAGCATTGTGGACATCATGAAGCACACTGACGACGGGCTGCGCAGGCTGGAGGAGCTTGCCGACGGCGACGAGTGCGACGTGATCAACCTGTTTGGCGCGCGCTGGATGACGAGCACGCAGGTAACGCAGTCTCCCAACTGGCAGGGCAGCGGGCAGACGGCGCTGTATACTTACCTGGCGGGCGAGGATGCGGTGGTTGCGGTGAAGATGGATCGGCCGGATCGGACGAAGCTGGGCGACGGCAACTGGAAGAACATCCAACTGTGGCGCGGCAACTACGACAAGCCGAGCGCGTTCGATTCCGCGGGCGTGATCAAGGCCGGGACCAGCTACAACTGGATTGGCGCCTTCGGGCCTCCGCCGGATACGACCAGCCGTGCGCGGGTTTGGGCGGCTGTACCACAAACCACGTAATTTGATTACAGCCGGAAAGTAATCAAATTACACTTGAAATGACAAAAGGGCATCGCTAAACGGCGGTGCCCTTTGCTATGATGGCGGAAGCAATGACCAGCGTGGAAGGACACGCACTGACTGGGAATGACTGTTTCACTGTGAAACGGGCACAGGCCGAAAGGTGACAGCTAACCAGCGGCGTAGGTGGGTAAAAGCCTCGGTCCCGGAATATCGTTGGGGGGTTGCACCTAGCTGGTATCAAGCCCAGCGCATTGCACTGATTTACCGGAGGCAGGACAATGGCAGGATCGGCGGCAGTAAAAATGAGCGCGGAAGAGATCGAGGCGGAGATCCAGCGAGTAGAGCTCGAGACGAAGACGCTGGCGCTGGAGCGGGCAAAGGAAGAGAATGAGCAGTGGAAGGCGAGGAAGGCGGAGAAGGCGAAGCGCAACGCCGTGACGCAGAGCGACTTGGCCGCCGACCGCCGGAAGGAGCATGCCAAGACGGTGGGCTGCCGGCACCGGCAGGGTGGATTCCAGGACAGCTTCCCGAAGAAGGGCAAGGGCGACCCCTGCATCAGCGCGCACAAGATGCCGTTCGGCGAGCTGCGGCTGCAGTGCAACCGCTGCCAGCTGGAGGTGTACGAGCCGAACCCCTCGCAGCGCAACGTCAAGGGCTACCGCGACAAGCATGGCCGCACCTGGGACGAGCAGAAGGAAGTCTACGACAAGATGCTTGAGTTCTGGGAAGAGGGTGGCCTGCACATGAGTGAAGGGCCGCAGTTTACCGCGCTGACGGCGGAGGGCATTCCGTTCCGGCCGGCGTTAGTTTAGACATCGCCCTCAGGTAGGCTTGCAATAGGCGAGGTAGAACCCTTGATGAGGCAAGCTACCTGCAGGGGGATTTTCACCGCGAAGCGGTCGAGGACGGTACGAAGTACATGGGCAATAGTACGATCAGCGTTCAGGACATCATCGATCGCGTGGCGGTGGCGGGGGACACGTCGCCGCAGGCGAATCCGGGCGCGTATGGCGCGAAGGTGTGCCTGGCGCTGGCGAACAATACGATGAGCGACCTGTTGAGCGAGCGGTTCAACTGGAAGTGGAATTCGAAGAACGCGCAGCCGTTTTACACAAATACATTCCAGCAGGATTACCCGCAGATAGGTCTCGTTGACGTTGAGTGGCTGGAATTCTTTTACTGGGTAGACATCAACAACACGGCGCTGCCCAAGCCGATCAGCCGTGCCTCGGACACGCAGGTGGTACGCGCACTGCCCCGGCAGAGCCTGTGGGCGGCGCAGTGCGGCTGGCCAACGCAACTGTGCTGGATGTACAACAAGGATCTGAGCTACGGGGTGTGGCCGGGGCCGAATGTGACCTACGGTGCGCTGATCACGGCGGCGGGACAGGTATCGCAGAACCCGCCGATGGCGATTCTGGATGCGAACGGCAACATTCTGGTGTTGACCACGCCAAACCCTGCATCGACCGGGGTGACGGGTTCGACCGCGCCGGTGCTGGCGGCGAACAGTGCCGAGGGCACGACCGTGACGGATGGGAGCTGCGTATGGACGGTGGCGGGGCCGCTGAGCCAGGGGTGGAGGGTGTGGCCGCTGCCGGGAGCGACAGGGCCGGTGTACCAGATCCAGGTGAAGTACCAGACCATCCCAACGCGCTTTGTGAAGCTGAGCGACCTGCTGAACCCGATCCCGGACAACTACTCGCAATACTTCGAACGTGGTTTTGAAGCGTACTGCATGTCGAAGAGCCCTGACCCGAATGTGCGGGCGCGGTTCGACAAAGCACTGGAACTGTGGCTGAGCAACATGGCGCAGGCGGCGAAGCAGGGCGATAAGGAGCAGAGTGCGTATGGGCTGGTGCCGGGCAGCTTCCCGATGGACTGGGCGTACCCGGGTGGCTTGCGCAACCCGAAGAATCCGGCGACGCCTTATTGATTTCCGTATCGCTTCCGCGAAATGCAAATTAGAATCATTCTGTTTTCTCCGAGAGGTTTTCCCGATGAAATTCTTTGAAGCGATACGTCCCAGTGTCTTTTTCCGCGGCGGCAAGCTGAAACAGGTCGCCAAAACAGGTAAGAAGTTATGGACTTTGAAGTTGGTCGTCACTCTCGACGATGCGCTGGTAAACCAGTGCGACCAGATGCTAATCAGCAATTATCAGCAGATTTGCGCCTTCGAAAACAGTATTGAGGAAATCTCCCTCACAAAAGAGATTGACGACCAATCGGTAGAGTTCTTCGCCACTCAAGACATGAAAGCGCCTCAGTTGATGTACCTGACTGGCTGCAAGATATTCTCTCTGGTGATGCGCCGCGAGGATGACATCTGCGAGCTCGTCTTTGAATGTGAGCACCCGTTGACCGATCAACTCCACGCCTTCGTCAAGGACTATGCGTTCCAGCAGTTCTTCGTGGAATTCCAGCCGATGCAGCAAACGTTGCCGAACATTCTGAAGGCTGGCAAAAAGAATACCGTCGACGATTTCGATGACTCTGACGAACCAAAGACGCGCGTCAACTAGGAATCCCCATGAGCAGTGCGATCACATTGCAGGCGGTGATGAACTGGGCGGAGCCGTTCCTGAAGAACCAGGAGACGACGACGAGCAACCTGGAGCCTGCGCTGACCAGCGGAAACAAGGTGTTTCAGCGGCTGCTGTCGGCGCCGTTCCGCTGGCGGTGGAACCGCGGCACGGCGAGCTTTGGCACGTCGGTGACGACGCCGGCGACGGTGGATTACGTGGCGGCGATCCCGGACTTCGGCTTTATGGAGGATGCATGGCTGGTGGACCCGAGCGGGACGAGCTACCCGATCGAGGGGCGGCTGAGCCTGCCGATCGATACATCGGCGATGTCGGTGACGCGGCCTACGCTGATTGCGCCGCAGCTGGACGACAATGCGGGCAACATTACGTGGCGGCTGAAGAACGGGCCCGACCAGGCGTATGACGTGGTGATCACCTACCAGAAGAAGCCGGCGATCCTGCTGTGTACGGCGTACACCTTTGCGCCTGTCCCGGATGAGTTTGCGTTTCTCTTCCAGGCAGGCTTCCTGAAGGAGATGAGCCTGCTGGTGAACGACTCGCGCTATCCGATCTTTGCGAAGGAGTTTGCCAGCATTATTCTGGGCCTGCAGGATGGGCTGGACGAGCAGGCGAAGGCGATCTTTCTGGCGAGCCTGGACCTGTACGCGGGCACGGCGCAGCGGGCGCAGGGGATGGGCAAGCTGGGGCTGGAATCGAGGGGTATCTAGGTATGCTCCACGTGGAACGGAAGAGGGTCAGCCGCCGCGAGTTCCTGAAGGCTCTCGGAATCGTCGCGGCTACACCAGTATTGGCTAAGATAATCCCCTCGTGCATCGCTGCCGAAGCTCCAAAAGTGATTGCCCCGACCGAGGTTTGTATTGGGCAGTACGCGGATTATATGAGTTTCAGCGACATCGCAATGGAGACATCCACCGACCCTGCGCTGATGAATCTGCAATCTGAGATGGCCTACCGCTTTGCGTTGACCGTGAAATCGCTCTATGATTTAGCGCCGCTGGCCGAGGCCGCGTAGTGGCTAATCCATTTACCCAGAACGGGGCTTTGCCGGAGGCGACGGAGTACGCGGCGCTTTCGATGAACCGCTACATCAGCGGGCTGATTACGCAGGCCAGCCAGTTGAGCGACCCGGCGGTGCCGTACCTGCAGGAGAAGTTCTATTCGGCGAGCCGGTACGACCGGCTGATCGATGGGCTGAATATCGAGATGAGTTCGCGGATGACGCCGGTGCGCGCGCCGGGGTCGAGCGTCTTCAACAGCAATACGTTCCCGGCGGCAAACAGTTTTTATCCGTGGAAGACGCTGCGCAACAATGTGGAAGCGATCCGGGTGTTGGAGGACGGCGCGGACGGGACGCTGTACGACGCGACGCCGGGGCAGATCAGCGCGATCTTTGCGGCATCTGCGGGTGCGGGGCCGAACCGGATGCTGGGTCTGCCGAATGCGCAGTTCTATGCGGGCAACGGGGTGGACCAGAAGAAGTGGCTGTTTCCCGGCGGCTGGCAGGCGAGCACGAACGTGCTGCCGGGAACGCTGATCAACCAGGGCGCGGAGCCGGGCGTGCTGTACATGGCATTGGGCGGGATCACGGTGCCGGTGGTGGCGACGGCGGTCTCGGGCGCGGGCAGCTCGTGGCAGCATCTGGTGTATGTGAATCCGCAGCAGGTGCCGGCGAACTTCGCGAACCTGGTGGGCGTGGAGGTGGCGTTCTCCGGGCTGACGACGGATACGACGCTGAACGGGCAGACGCTGGCAGTGGACAAGGTGCTGAGCTCGACGCTGGGCATCTTCCAGGTAACGACGACGACGGGCGCGGCGCAGGCCTATACGCCGGATACCGGGCAGGGCACGACGGGCAACGGGACGACCAATGGCACGGTGCCGACGTTCAACGCGACGCGACTGGCGGTGACGCAGGATGCGGGGCAGCAGTGGAAGTGCTATGGGCCAGCGGTGCAGAATACGGGGCTGGTGGCTCCGCTGGTGCCGCCGACGCTGACGCCGGTGGCGGGACGGTTCTGGCTGCCGAACACGGCGTTTCCGCAGTTTACGAGCCTGCTGGACTCGAATGGAAATATCGAGGTGGTGGCGTCGACCTCGGGGACGAACCGCAGCGGGCCGGTGTATCCCACGTGGTCGGCTTCGCCGGCGGCGGCGCAACTGGTGGCGACGAACCTAACCGGGGTGCCGGCGGCGACTGGTAACAACTTCAACACGGTCTACCAGAACACAAGCCCGAACACGGAGCTGCACAGCGGCTGGGGGTTGGTAATTGCAGGCAACAGCATTGCGGTTTTTGATCTGCTGGTGGGGCCGACGAACCCCCCGACGATGAACACATGGGGAACGACATTTACGGCGACTGACAGAGCCGGTACGGGAAGCAACGGCAAGCTGGGATTCATGTTCTCGGTGCCGCCGGGCTGGTTTTACAATCTGGGGGTGGCCGGGGACGTGAGCGGCACGCCGGGAGGCTGGGATGCGGCCGCGCAGGTTCCCGTGGCCACGGGCATCGCGACGCCGGGCGGGGCCAACGCGGTGACGGTGGACGGCGGGTTGACCTGGTACAACCTGGGGCAGCCGGGGATATGGCAGGCGGACGCGGCAAACGCGGGGGTGACGGGATCGTGCCTGATCGATTCGAACGGCAACCTGCAATGGCTGTTCGACGGCGCGGGGGGAACGAGCGGGGTAACGGAGCCCACGTGGGGGACGACGTTGGGCGCGGCGGTGACGGATGGTGGGCTGACGTGGAAGTGCATCAGCGTGGGCGGGTCGGGCTCGTCGCTGAGCTACCAGAGTTTGCAGTATGCGTACAGCACGCATGCGGTGGATGGGAGCGTCAGCACGGCGTCTCCGGTGGCGGTTATCTATGGGGGCGTTCTGGGCGAGGCACCGGCGGTGCTGGACCCGATTCTGACGCTGGCGGCTACTTCGCCGGGATTGTTTACCGATCCGCAGATCGACCAGATATGGATCTGGCGCACGGTGCAGGGCGGGGCAACGCTGATTCTGGAGGACCAGATACCGGCGGACGGGCTGACCAATACGTTCAGCTACGGCGAAGCGGGGATCGCGGATGCGTCGACGCTGGGGCTGGCGAGCCTGAATGCGCTTATTCCGGCGCCGGTGGCGGATGCGAACGACCCGCCGACGGCAACCAGCCTGCCGATGTGCTATGCGTTCCAGCGGGTATGGTGGGCGGACGGCAATCTGGTCCGGTACTCGGGAGGCCCTGACACGCTGGCGGGCAATGGGAACACGGCACAGCCGCCGGTGAACTTTATCGCGTTTCTGGGCAAGGTGTACGCGATTATCCCGGTGACGGTGCAGAATGGCGGCCTGATTGTGTATACCAGCTCGGGCATCCAGATCATTCTGGGGACGGGGACGGCGACGAATCCGTTCTACTCGACAACCTACTATCGCAGCGTGAACGTGGTGAACTACAACGCGATTTCGCTGTTCAACACGACGATGTTTGTGATGGAGGCGACGGGCAAGGTTTCGGCGATCGCGGTGGAGTATCCGTTCAACCCGGCGACGGGGTATACGGAGATCGGGCAGCCGATCGGCGACCAGTTCCAGAAGGTGACGACGGGCGGGATTTCCACGGCGCTCTACAACCCGGCGACCGCTTTTGTGGCGTGGAACAGCGAGAGCACGGAAGAGAATGCGCTGTATGTGGCGGATGGGGTGGTGGGCTGGTTCCGGCTGAACTTCCTGAACAACCCGGAGAGCGGCGCGGTGTGGAGTCCGCGGCGGGCGATTGCGGGCGGGACGAGCGCGGTGCAATCGATCGAGACCAGTCCGGGGATCAATCAACTGCTGATCGGGCCTGCGGCGGGGACGACGGGGCCGATCCTGGTGCGCGACTCGAGTACGAACCAGGATGATGGCACCGACTTTGGCGCGCCGTATGCGACGATTGGCGGGCTGGTGCTAGCCGGAGCGGGCGAGGTGGCGGAGATAGCCTTTGTGACGCTCGACAGCGTGAAGGTGGGCACCGCGCCGACGATTGCGATGCTGTTTGGCGAGATTGCCGCGACGGTAAATGCTCCGTTTGTCTCCTACCTGGAGCAGACTGCCGACCCGCCGCTGGTGAAGCGGACGCCGCAGAGTGTGTATGCGCAACGCTTCGAGATGCTGCAGGGCAAGGTGACGCCGAAGTGCCGGTATCTGCAGATGAAGGTGCAGTGGACGGCGGAGAACGCGGCGAGCGAGCTGCTGGCGCACGCGATCTATGGGGCGAAGAAGAGTGAAAGGAAACAACAGCCGTGAGCACCCTGAACCCGCTCCACTACGACAAAGATGGCGTGATGATCGGACACGAACTGGTTCCGATGGATCAGCCCAGCGAGGGCGTATATTGGTGCCGCGTCTGTGGTGGACATCCCACAGACCCAGTTCATCAGCCGGGATGGAAGGAAGAGGCTTATGGCGAAGCTGACGCTGCATGAGTTGATGAAGGAGATGGCGGACGACGAGGGGCTGACGGCCGAGGACCGCCAACGGGCCAGCGAACTGGCGGGGTATGCGCATCCGCCGAAGGCGAAGGATGGATACACCGACCTGACGCGGCTGAAGATGTCGAAGACGGAACCGATGCGATGACGCCGAAACCACTGCCGACCTTCACGTTTGATGGATACACGCTGCGGCCTGCCGGGGAGGATGACCTGGAACTGGCGCGGACGTGGACCAGCGAAGATGCGCACCATGCGGGACGGATTGCGCCGGAGTTCTGGCTGCAGCAGGGGAAGGGCGAAGAGGCGTGGATATTGGAAGACGAGCATGGCCCAGTGTTCTTTTTTCACATGCAGCAGACGGTGAAGGCGATGATACAGTTTGGGCCGTCGCGCACGCGGGAGCAGCGGGAGCGGACGCAATTGGCCTTGATGGCGGGGATGGCGTGGCTGGGCGCGCTGCTGGGCGGGCTCGGCAAGCATGAGCTGGTGTTCGACAGCCAGAACCCGGCGCTGAAGCTATTCTGCGAAAAAAGGTTGGGATTCGCGGCGACACCGGATATGCTGACCAAGGGATTGTTTGTGAAGGGGTGAACGATGCGGACTACGATTGTAGTGACGAAGTTGCATATCGAGAAGGCGCGAATCGCAATTGCGGCGGGTGGCTCGCCTGAAAATAGCTGCCCAATCGTGCAGGCGATGCATGAGCAAGGATTTCCCGACGCCATCGTTTGCAGCCCCGATATTCAGCCTTACGGCCCCAGAGCTCCGTATGTCCGTCCGTCTCGCGTAGTCCAAGGCATCGTCCGCCATTTTGACGAGGGACGTGATATCCAGCCATTTCGTTTCGAGTTGAAGGCTACCCCGGTTACGAAGTAACTCAGTTTTACTAAGAGGCATTTTCTATATGTGCGGACCTAGCGCAGCCCAGACGACCAGCGACCAGGAGTTGCAGCAGCTGCAGGCCACCAGTCTGCAGGAGGCGCAGACGACCTTTGGCGAGGACCAGGGGATACTGGCGCAGCTGACGCCGATCTATTCGGCCATCGCAGCGAAGGGGCCGAATCAGAAGGGCTTCAGCGATGAGGAGCTTGAGAATCTGAATTCGCAGGCGGTCGAGGGGACGGCGGAGAACTACCAGCAGGGCGCGCGGGCGGTGAACGAGCAGCTGGCGGGCGAGGGTGGCGGGGCGAACCCGCTGCCGAGCGGCGCGCAGGACGAGATGAAGCAGCAGGTGGCGAATTCGGCGGCGCAGAACGAGTCGAACGAAGAGACGGGGATTCTGGGGTCGGACTACGCGCAGGGGTACAACGAGTTCACGAATGCCAGCAACGGGCTGCTGGCGGTAGGGTCGCAGGAGAATCCGCTGGGGTTTGAAGGCGGGGCGACCAGCGCAGGCAACGCGGCGGCGAATGAGGCGAACACGCTGGAGCAGCAGAGTACGAGCTGGCTAACCCCCATATTGGGCGCGGTTGGGTCGATTGGCGGTGGCTGGGCGCAGGGCGGCTTCAAAACACCGTAGAGGGGTGCAGTAATGGCAGCGGCATACCTGAGAGCTCCGCACATTCACATGGAGCAACGATGCGCGAAGGCGGCGTGGCCGAGCCGACAGACCGCATTCCGACAGGTGAGACGGAGCAACGCGAAGCCGGGGCCGGTGCAGATGGGGTCGGGCGTGTGGTGTGCGTATCGCTGCAAGGTGTGCCGAGGCTGGCACATTGGACATAGAGGAGTGCAGTAATGCCAGCAGGACTTTTGAGCGATCCCGGAGACACGCAGGCAGCTACTCTGCCGCCGGTCGATACTGCGCCGCAGCCTACCGCGACGTCGGCGACAGGCATGGTGGCGCCGCAACCTACGCCGCAGTACCAACAACCGGCGGTGACCGCGCCACCGCCCAGGCCGATGTCGAAGCTGCAATCGGGCGTGGCGGACATTCTGGGCGACCTGGCGGACTCGCTGGCGGGCAAGACGCGGCAGACGGTATATCGCGATGCGACGACGGGCGAGCGTGTGGTAGGGCAGGAACCGCAGACCAAAAAGCAGCAGTGGGGCACGATTCTGGCGCGGGCAGTCTCGGGCGCGGGTGCAGGGGCTGGCGCAGCGCCGGGGCCGGGGAGCAAGTTGAGGGCGTTGAGCGCGGGCATCCAGACGGGGCAGGCGCAGGCGCAGCAGCAGAAGCAGCAACAGGAGGCGCTGAGCGATGAGGACTTCAAGGCCAAGCGCGATGTGATGATGCAGAATGCGAATCTGGCGCTGCTGGGCGCGAAGACGAGCGCGGCCAGCTTCGACCTGGCGCAGGCGAAGGTGAAGGCGCTGGAGGGGACGGTCGAGAATAACAACTCGGTCGACAAGATCATCCAGGATGAGGGCGGCGAGGACCTGGGGCTGGTGCGCACGCCGGCGGACCTAGTGGCGCTGACCAAGAACAACCCCGACCTGATCAAGGCGCATATGAACGGCGGCATCTACCATGCGCTGCACTTCGACGATGCGGGCAACCACGACGGGATGCGCTACTACACCATTCCGAACGACGCGGGAAAGCAGAAGATCGGCGAGGATGTGAAGATTCGCACGCTGGTGCCGGGCAAAACGGTGGACGACAAACCGACGGTGGGTTTCTATACGGTCCCGAAGGGTTCGAAGACGGTGGCCGAGGTGGCCGCGCTGAGCCAGGCGGCGGACGAGAAGATTGCGAGCACGCAACTGAAGCAGTACAACGACGACCAGAAGGCGCAGCAGGCGGCCTCGCGCACGCGGGCGGAAAATGCGCAGAGCTATGCGGCGGCGGCGAAGGACAAGGCCGAGGGCGAGAAGACGCTATCGGAGACCAGCGATGCGGACCTGGTGGATGCGATGGGCGCCGGGCATGTGCCGGCCGAGCGGATGAGTTATATTCTGGCGCGCAAGCCGGAGTTGGTGCAGGCGATCGTGCAGAAGTACCCCGACTTCGATGGATCGAAGGCGGAGGCCTATCCGCAGGTGTACAAGGAGTTCACCAGCACCAAGCCGGGGACGGCGGGCGCGGCGATCAACAATGGCGCGACGGCGCTGAAGCACCTGAAAGAACTGCACGACATGAACACGGTGGGAAGCCATATCCCAGGCACGGCGGAATACAAGGCCTACCAGAACAAGCTGGACACGGTGGCTCCGGAGCTGGCGAAGTTCTATGGCGACTCGACAGTGCCGGGGATTGCGTCGTACCGGAGCACGCTAGGCTCGACATTGCCGGGCAACCGCGATGCGGCGATCCGCACGCAGGCGAAGTCGATGGGCGACAAGCTGGACAGCTACGAGCAGACATGGAAGAACGCCGCACCGAGCAAGGCTTACGAAGCGCCGATGCCGCAGATCGACGATAAGGCGAAGGCGGCGCGAGCCGCGCTTGACCGGAACTACAGGAATCGCAGTGTGAGCGCGCAGAATGTGGTGAAGCCGGGTGAACCGACGGCGACGGCGGAGGATGGCTCGACCTTGGTTGTGAGGAATGGACAATGGGTGCCAGCGCAACACCAGTAGCCGGATTGCCGCCGCTTCCTCCGGGTGCCAAGCTGAGCAGCGCGCCGCCGCCGCCGGACCCGAATGCCCTGCCGCCGCTGCCTCCGGGAGCGAAGCTGGCGGGTGCGTCTGCGGCTACGACTCCGCCGCAAAATCAGAATGATTCTAATCCCGCCCAGCCGGGGATTCTGCAGCGGGTCCAGTCCGCGGCTGACTCTGTGGATGCGGTGGGCGACAGCGTGGCGCGCGGTATGGGCAAGGATGCGGTGGGCATGGTAGAGGAGTTGAGCAGTCTGTTCGGGCGCAGCGTGATGAGCCCGCATGCGACGACGACGCCGGCGGGGGACTCTTCAAACGACCACATCACCCCGGCGATCCGTTCTATCGTGGCGAAGTATGCGCCGAGCCTGCAGGGCGACCCGGAGGGGTTTGCCGAGCATGTGGGCGCATCGGCCAGCCAGTTGCTGCAGTTTGCCTATGGGGAGGGTGAAGCGCGCAAGATGATGGAGGGGATGAGCTTCGCCGACAAGCTGGCCGAGAGCGGCAAGATTGCCAAGGTGCTGGAGAAGTATCCTAATCTCGCGAAGTATGTGACCGTGGCGGGGCAGGCGGGCAAGTCTGCGGCGACGAACGCAGCGGCGGGCGCAGGCGTCGCAGCAGCGCACGGCGCGAGCCCCACGGAGGCGCTGGAGCAGGGCGCAGTGGCCGGAGGGACGGCGGGGCTGACCGAGGGCCTGCTGGGCGGCATTGGCGCGGCGCGGGCCAACGTGGAGCGCTTCCAGACGGCGCCGAAGGTGCTGGCGGAGAAGACGGCGGCGGCCGAGACGGCGGGCGAGGCCAAGACGGCGGCGATGCGGCTGGAGCGGCAGGCGCAGGCGCAGGGGACGATCAAGAATGTGGCGCAGGATGCCGTGAAGGGTTCGATTGGCCGGATCAACGAGATGCGCGAGACGCCGCTGGCGATTACCGGCGAGCCGACGGGCGAGGCCCCAAACTTCGAGCCGATCAACGTGGATGCGGCGGCTGCCGGCGTGGGCAGCTTCAAGGATGCGGCGGACCAGGTGGAGGCGGCGGCCAAGCCGGTGTACGACAAGATCGACCAGGCGACGGACGGGCAGTTCTGGAAGCTGAAGAACCAGATCCGCAAGGGCTATGCGACGGGCGACCGCGATGCGGTGATGGCCGGCACACAGGGACTGGACAAACTGCTGAGCCAGCCGCTGCCGGGCGTGGATGGAACGGACTACCGCGCGGCCAAGACGGCGTTCCACGATGGCAAGATTCTCGACCGGCTGCATGCGGTGGTGGAAGGTGCTTTCAACGGCATCAGCGAAGGGGATGCGGCCGCGACCGGGATACCGCGTGCGTTGAAGGGCGGGCAGACGCAGGGCGCGCTGCAGACGCGGCTGGGCAAGTTCCTCGACAATCCGCCGCGGGGGATGGATCGGGCAAATCTGGAAAGAGTTATTGGCCCTGACGGGGTGAAGAACCTGTATACGGCGAGCCACCTGACCAGCACGCCGGAGTTGGCGGCGAAGACGAAGGAGATTGCCGAGGAGACGGCGAAGGAGGTGCAGCGGCTGACGGAGGAGAATGCGGCGCAGTTCCCTGCCCCGGCGTTTGCGAAGGGCGGCAACAGCTTTGGGCATCTGACCGGGACGGGCATCGCGGGCGGGGTGGTGGGGCATATGACCGGGATGGGGTATGAGGGTGGCGCGGCGGCGGCACTGGGCGCGCGCTTCGTACTGCGGCAGATGGTGATGAATCCGGCGGTGGGCGACATGATGAAGTACGCAGTGGACTACGGAGCAAACCCGCAGCGCGCGGCGAAGACGATCGCGGCGCTGATCACGGCGGGGATGCAGGGGCAGAAGGGATCGGGACAAAACCCGGAGAACCCCGAAGATAATGGCAACAGCGGCGAAGGGCAGAAATAAAAGCTTGCGCAGGCCGGACTTTGCGGTAGGATAGACAAGCATCTTCCCGGAGGCCACACATGCTGCATAGCGAATTTCTGCTGAGTCAAAATCAGCCCCAGCCAACCGACAGATTAGAAACCCAGCCGCGATTGTGGCGGATCTACTTCAATTCGAAGCAGGCGTATCCGCACATCTGGAGCGTCGACGAAGGCACCAACGCGAGCGAGATTCTGGTGAAGTGGTTCTCGATCCGCGAAGTGCCCGACATCCTTTCGAACCATAGCCTGGGACCGCAACCCGGTGACGCGGAGCGCGAAGAGCAGCCGGTGGCGTGGATTGAAGTGTTCGCGTCGGCGATCTTCGGCGGTGGCGGCGTCACGTTTTACGGACAACGCTAGGGCCTATGCCGGATACGAACAAAGAGAATGCGGACCGGATTGTGTTGTGGGCGGCTCAGAAGTCGCAGGCGCAGGCGGTGGTAGCCTTTTATCCAGGGTTCCACGCCGACGCAATCAAAGACGGGCTCGACAAACGCAGGCTCGCGCAGAGGCTGCGGGAATATGCGGCACAACTGGAGGGGGACTGAGTGAGCGAGTTGAGACTAGAAGCATCCAAGCGCGCAGGGCGATACCACTCTTTTGCCGAGTTTCTCACACAGGTTGTGACTTCTGGCTATGACATGTATGGCTGGGTGGACGACAAGTTCTACCACCTCTACCCAGGGGGAAGATGCATCGACTACACCGCACAGGTAGTCCGCGACGCTAAGAGGATCGGTGGCTATGACTGACAAAGAGCGGAGACGGATCGAGATGCTTGCAGAGGATGTTATTCAATCCGCTGTAAACCTACGGGAGTACGAGTTGGCTTACAGACGCAAGGAAGCGGAGTTCAAAGACTTCGTTCGTAGTCTGCAAACTGAGGATCAAGCATGAGCAATATCATCATTCCCCGCGAGCATCAGTCGGCGCCGAAGGAGACGGAGGCGGATAAGGCGGTGCGCGAGGCGGCGGACGACATTCGGACCGGCAGGTTTACGCCCACGCTGAGCGAGGATGACGCGACCGACGATTACATTCAATCGAACATTGGGCTGGCGCGCGGCGGGCTGAAGTTTACCCAGGGCAAGCTGGCGGAGTTCGGCCACACCATGGAGGCGAGCCGCTGGCTGGCGCAGCACCCCAAGGTGGCCGAGGCGATGACCAAACTGCAGGCGCAGGCGGTGGATACCAGCAAGCCGGAGTACCTGGAGAAGGCGGCGATGCTGCACGAGCTGAACGCCATGGTGCGCGCGAAGGGCCAGTGGGACGGGCAGGGCCGGTGGCAGGGCCGGGAGAACGAAGAGGCGCGGCTGGTCAACATCCTGCATCCGTTCGAGTTCATCCGGCAACTGCGGAAGAAGGGCAAGGTAAAGGCGCACCTGACCCGCGAGGAAGACAGCCGGGTATGGCTGGGGCACAGGATCGTTGGCCCGAACATCGGTGTGACCGGCAAGAGCGGCCTGGTGGGCGTGTATGCGCTGCTGACGGGGCAGGCGGCGCGCGAGGCGCACTGGAGTGTGATCAAGCGGGTGGAAGGGATGGACCTGCGGCGGATCGGCGACCCCAGGGAGCTGATGAACCAGATGGCGGAGTTCCATACGGCGGTGGCGGGGCTGAAGAGCAACCTGCCGGCGGCGGTGCGGGTGGCGGCGCTGCAGGCTCCGTATGGGCCGGAGTGGAGTCTGTGGCGGTTTGATGAGTTCGACTGCCCGACGCAGGAGAAGCACCATGGCTGGAGGACGGCGCTGCTGGGGCTGGTCCTGAAGGGCGCGATTACGGTGGAGCAGGCGCACGATGCGTTTGGTGCGCCGGAGGGTCCGGCGAGCGAATTCTACCGGGAGCAGTTGCAGCAGCACCGGCAGATGATGATCGGACAGATGGAGATGAGCACGGAGGTGGTGCAGTGAAGATGCTGGCGATGGCCGCGGTAGTGTGGCTGTTGGTGATGTCGATCCTGCTGCCGGCGTGGAAACGGACGCTGGAGCGGCAGAAGCGGCGCGATGCGATCGAGATGGCGCTGCTGCGGCGGCAGAAGGAACTGGAGGAAAAGTATGGCGAAGCGAGGCGGGGCTACCGGAGATGACCGAAAGACAGAAGACAAGCCTGCCGTGGGCTGTGCTGGTGGCGGGTCTGCTGCTGTTCCTGTTGCAAGTCTGGATGTGAACCGTGACGAGGTACTGTCCCATTTCCCAATGGCGCATCCGCTGCCGTACCCGGAGATCGGCTGCATCCAGATTGTGACCGGGACGGGCTATGTGCTGGGCTGGGCGAAGACGGAGGCGGGCGCCTGGAAGGAGTCGCTGCGGCTGATTCGGGCGATGGATTAGGATGTGATGCGAAAGATACTCCGCGAGGTGCAGACGTCGGTGCAGGAAGCAGCCGAGAACAGGATGATGGCATGAGCGAGAAGAAGGTAATGGTTACGTGCTGCCGGTGCGAGAAGGTGCAGTCTGTCGCCGTGGGGGTGCCAGTAGGATTTCCTGACTGGGAGACCTTGCCGACGCTGTCGGAGATGGAAGCGGCGTTGATCCGGGAGGCGCTGCGCCGGGCGAATGGCAGCAAACTGCGGGCAGCAGTGGCGATGGGGATGGGAAAGACGACGCTCTACCGCAAGTTGAAGACGCTGGACGGGCAGAGGGTGACGGCGTGAGGCGGAAGAAGCCTGTGGTGCTGTGCGGGGCGGCGTTGAAGCGCATAGGAGTGGTCGCGACGTGCGGGCTTGAAGCGGGGCATGAGGACGACCGGCACTACGACAAAGAGCAGAGGGTGACGTGGAACAGCAGGATTGCGGTGAGGCTGGAATTGTCGAAACAGAATATAGAAAAATCAGCAAAACAGAATGATTCTAATTTGGGGGACAAGTGACAGCCGAGCAGATGATCCAGGCGAAGCTGGTGATCTTCGCGTATCAGGAGGCGGGGTGGACGGGCAGCCTGCAGTGCATGCTGGCGGTGGCCTGCGTGCTGAAGAACCGGGTGGATGCTGGCTGGGGCGAGTGGATGGACGTGCTGGAGGATACGCACCGGGTCGAGGCAAATGAGATCGATCTGCAAGTAAATATGGACCTGGCCGACGACAACCTGCGCGACCTGATGGCGGAGGTGGACGACATCTACCATGGCATCTTTGTGGATGAACTGACCAAGCCGGAAAATCCTATGGGCGGGGAAGCGACTTGCTTGTACTATTGCTTTGTGGAGCGTCCCATTCGCGACTGGTTCGCAAAGCACATCATCCAGAGCCCGGAACACCCCAGGGTGGCGCAGGTGGGCCAGATGATGCTCTACACCTGATGACAGGGTAGAGGAAAGCCGGCAATGCCCGCAACGCCGAACATTACGCTGACGGCGACTCTGGACGATACCAGCGGCGGCGCCGACAACGGCGCGGGCCTGCGCATTACGCTGTGCAACTACGGGCTGGCAGTACCTCGGGTGGTGGGCACGGCGATGCTGGCGAAGGTGAAGCAGTTGGTGATCTCGGCCAACGGCGTGTTCTCGCTTCCGCTGTGGGCGAACGACCAGATATCCCCGACCGGAACCTTCTACGAGATTGCCATGCTGGATGATGCGCGCAACGTGGTGCAGGCGGGCATGTACCGGTTTACCGGCGCGGGCACGGTAGACCTGAGCACGGCGACGCAGATTTTCAATGGCGGCGGTGGAGGGTCATTCGCGATCCTGAGCTTTACTGGGATAGCGGCGTCGCTGGAGCTGGGCGCGGCGCTGGTGAACCCGAACTACGCGGCGACCTACTCGGAGCTGCCGGCGAGCGCCAATATCACCAACACGGACGGGATCGACTCGCCGCTGGTGCTGACAACGCCGTTTGCCAGCGGAGCGATTACGGGGACGTTCACACACAGCACGGCGACGTCGACGACGTTTACACTGTCTGCGACGCAGGGGGGCACGCAGACGGCGATGCAGGTAGTGAACTGGAATCCAAGGATCTTCTCTGGTACAGGAACGTCAGGAACCGCGACCGGAGCGACGGCGAGCGGCACGAACGCGGTGCTGGTGGGCGACACAGGAACGTTGCCTAGCTTCCAGCTGGGCGCGGAGGGGGTTGGCACGACGTTCGTATTCAACCTGACCGGGAACTACTTTTACATGCTGCTGATCGGGGCGGGGCATACGTTCTCGGTGAATGGCTTTCCGGCTACACTGGCATCGACTCCGGTCAGCTTCGTCAATACGAATGGGGCGACGGTAAGCATGAATCTTTACGTTGGCCCCACCTTCGGGACGGGAATTTACACAGTGGTGGTGACAGGATGAAACAGCTAATCGCGTTGGGCGCATTGATGATCGGGATGCAGTGCTGGGCCCAGAGCGCACCGCCCACAACCCTGCTGCCGGGAACGGTCGGCAATACCGGAGGGCTGGCGCTGCTGGGCGGATATTCCGTCACCACGAGCGGTTCGACCTATACCCTTGTGCCGAATGAATGGTGGCATCAGGGGCTGAACATCGCGGGCACGGCCACCACCATCGTTGCGCCGAGGAACATCGGGCAGGCATACGACGTAACGAACTCGGAAAGCGGCCCAATTACCTTTGGCGGATTGACGGGCACGGTGGTGACCATCGCTGCCGGTGCGACGGTGCGCGTGAAGTGTTCGGATGGGGCGAACTATGTGCAGGTCGGAGCATCAAGCAGCGGCGTAACCGGCTCTGGAACTCCCAACACCATTCCTAAATTTACCGGCACCGGCACTATTGGCAATTCTTCCATTACCGACAACGCCACGACGATCAATACGAATGAGCCATTCGCTGCGGGATCCCTGACCTCAGAGGGAGGAGAAGTCGAAATTCTCCGCAGCACGGGGGGAAACGGGGGGATACTCACTGCTGTAGAGGGTACAGCGAGCACGGTTAGCTCGGGAGTTCAAGGTCTCGAGGCCATCTCCTCGACGCACACCGTGAACATCATCACTAGCTCCTCGTCCTCCCCAATCTGTACCGTGGCAAATGGGCTGTGCGGAGGGGGCGGAGCGGCGGCGGGTCTTGGGGCCGTGCAGATTTCGGCTACAGGGGGGGCACTTGCAACAGCGATTGGAGATGTCAACTACCAATCCCCCATCAGCACTCCTGCTGCCGCCAATGTCGCTTCTCCTTTGACCGTGCAGGCGAACAGCGTCTTCGACCAGAACTGCAACAACAAGTTTACGGATGGCACGCAATATTGCTCCGCTGGGCCTGTTTATGCGAGTTTTGGAGAATTCATTGATGACCAAACTTTAGCCTGCATGGGGAACCCGGCGAAGTGCCCGGCGTCTTTGTTGTTGAACACGCTGACCAAATTCGATGCCAATTTTAGCGGGTCGCTGGGCTACCCGACTTCTGTACTCCCAAGCGGCGGCGTAAACGCCCAAAGCTATTGTTCCGGGTTTGACCTCTCCTGCGGGGCGGGGAATGGTACCGCCTCGGGCGACGGGCGCATCATGGTGCCGGAGAATCTATACCTATACTGCCTCAAGACCGGCATTGGTTCATCGGCCTGCACAGCGGAGTACACGGCGCTGGTGGCGCACATCAAAGCGGCGTGGGCGCTTGTTCCCCGCAACGGTTCGACTCATCTTTACACCGTCCCCACTGGCCCTGGAACTGGCGTTGCATCTGAGTTCGTCTGTGGTACTGAATTTATGGAATATATGCGCAACACCGGCGCGGTAGCCAACTGCAACGTATGGGCTGCGATTGACGATGCAGAGATGTTGAAACTGGCTACGGCTGCCGGAGATGCCACGAATGTTACTTTCTTCACGAACGACTTAGCATTGCTAGTAGCAGGCATCAGGGCGAATCTAATCGATGGAACATCAGGGCTGCTTATCGCGGCTACAATTCAGGATTCCACCAACCTTGATGTAGTCTCTTCATCACTGGCGATTGCCGCAGACAGTTCGCCTGTTATGGCCCCGCCCAACATCCTCACTTCCGGTCAGAAGACCACTATCGAAAACTACTTCGATACGAACTTCTCGACGCTCACCAATGCCGCTGGCTACATCCTCCAGAGTCCTACTGAATGGGCCATTGTGGGCACCATCCCAACCACCGGAGGGCCCCCCTACACTTCGACAGCCACGCCTTGCACTGGTAATTATCAGTGCGGGTTTTGGAGCTTTACGAATGATTGGTTCTCGCGCGCTTTGGGCGTAGTCGATCAGCCAAAGGTTGAAACTCTTCTGGGGACATTTCTCAATAGTGTTGATCCCGGATGCGAATACTTCGCTCGTGGGGCTTCAACTTGCAGTGGCACTACGCCGAACCTTGAGTCTCCTCAATGGGCCGTGGCCACGAATATCACATATCCACTAGCGCCGACCGTGACGGCTGGAGTGGTTTGCGGAAACCTTTATGGGGCTCCGGTCAACAGCGGATGTAGCTCAGGCGGTTTGCCCAACCCATACAACCTCACAACAACGCAGGTTTTCGCTGGCAGCCCTTCCTTGGCGGTAGTGACGAGCGTGACGGGTGCGAATACTTCCAGTGTTGGACAGGTGATTGCTAATACCTCTACAGGGGGGCATGGCACGTTCTGGTTCCAGAATGGGTCTGGCGCTCCGACGCCCCTCATCCCCTGCGGCGGTTTCTTTGATACTGTCGCCTCCGTAGCCCTTGCTCAATTCTGTCCTAGCGGATTTAGCGTGCCGTCTGGGGAGACTATAGGATTCAACCCCAGCAATGTGCTGGCGGACACCGCTTTCTCGCGGATTGGGGCAGCCTCCGTAGCGCTAGGCAATGGAACAGCGGGCAATACCAGCGGCACGCTTTCATTGAACCAGTTGAATACCGTAGGGCTTACGGTCGCGACGACGGTTAGCGGCAACGGGGTTGCTGGCACCTACACGCCGAGCGGAGCCGACTCATGGCTATTCCCTTATGTCGAGGGGTCCACTGGAGCGGGCCCAAATTATTTGGATGCTTTGAATAATACGACCTCTACCGTTCCATTCTCGATCTACTCCCACGGAGGGCTAATGCGGGTAACAACTGCATCCACAGGAATATGGGGATGGACGGCAAGCGGAGCGTCGGACGCCGCAGCCGACACCGGCCTCTCTCGCGACTCGGCGGGCGTGGTGGACGTGGGGAACGGGACGGCAGGGAACAAGAGCGGCACGCTCAATGCAGCTACAGGCACATTTGGTACGGCCCTTACCGTTGGCGGCAATACCGTCTGCCAATCTACAGGGACGAATTGTCCATCCGTAGCGGTAGGAAGGTACCAGGCCAACCTTGGTACTGGCTCTCTGACACCGGGAAATTGCATAGCCTTAGGCTCCAGCACTTTTCCGGGGGGCAGTTCAACGACCGTCGTGTCTGGAAGTTTTTCAAATACTGCTTCCGGATTTACAGCCGCTGAGCCTGACGGAATCGTAATCTCCGCGGGGTTTACGTCCGACACGAAAGTGATAACTGGAGAAGTATGCAACCAGAGCACTTCGTCATGGACGTATACCGGATATTCCGTAAACCTGTTGGCGATTTGAGGAGGAACTTATGAAAATCAAACTTTTCGCACTTCCTTTTTTTTGATTGGCGTAGCGCCTGTACATGCGTCACCGCTCCAACTTTCGATGTAACAGTCAACGCAACATGGTAGGAGTCTTATGAAGATACTCATCCTCGCAGCCCTGTTTTGCGGAGTCGCCAGCGCGCAGACGCCAGCGGTCGCCACTCCACAGCCCACCGTATGGTTCACCGTGGCCAACGAAGGCGATACGGTCGTCTTCGGCACATCGCCGATCACGGTGCAGTTTGGCGTGGCGGCAGGGACCCCGGTGACTAATGCCGGTTCTGTTCCATGCGTGAAGGTTGGCGGATGCTGGGATCTGCCCCTGACGCTCTCCAGCGGTCCTCCGGTGACGATCGTCGCCAACCTGGCTCAGTTCGGCAACGTCGATCCATCCGAAGGGACCACGAAGGTGTTGCAGGTGCAGGAGACGACTTCGGCGCAGACTCTGACGGTGAATGGCGCTCCAAGGACCGTCCCTGCCTTAGGTGCCTCTCCTACCGCTTCCGTTGCCTACACGCTGACGATTGACTCAGCCGGAAAGATTGTAAGCGGGACCTGCTCGGTGACGCCGTGAAAAGGCTTCTGGTCTTGATCTTGGTCGCCGCGCATCAATTGCTTGCGCAGGGCGTTGTGGTTTCAGGATCGGCGGTTATCTCCGGCTCTGTCGTCGTGGCCCAAACGCCTCCTGCGACGAACAACACTTGGTATGTGCGACCGGACGGTGGAACGCGCTACTCCAGTAACGTAACGACGGGCCAGTGCAACGGACTCGGCGATGCGCCCTACCCCGGAACAGGCATTGACCAGAACTGCGCTTTCAATGACGTGCGGATGCTTTGGACGGACTGTACCTATGCTGACGGGAACCATTTCCCGGCATGGGGATGGCTGCCTGTCGGCGGAGACACGATGATTATCCGCGGGTCGATTGGGACAGGAGTCTCGTACAGGGTAGGCGCGAACACCGGCTCCACGTATACGGGGTGCAGCATTGCGGGCGATCCTGGAGACTCTGGAGCTCCTGCTTTTCCATCCGGCACCTCTTCTCAACACACCAAGTTCCTGGGCGAGAACTTCGCTGCATGCCACTCCAACTCTTCCAAGACCCAGCTTCATGGCGGGATGGGGGTCAATAACGTCTTGAACATGTACGGCGTCTCCTACGTGGATGTGGCTTGCCTCGATATGACGGATTGGTCGGCATGTGGGAGGGCGTCGCAAATACAAGGTTGCGACAACACCCAAGACTGGGCTGGCCAAGGGATTCAGTTTCACAACACTTCGACCTTCGACACTCTGACGGACATCGCGATTCACGGCATGGGCGCTGGGGGAATCGTCGGGTCTACGGGGAACGGAGTAGTAGCGGACTACCTGACAATCGTAGACAACCCCGTCTCAGGCTGGAATGCCGACGCAGGGGATGGGACTACCGGAGTCGGTTCGCTGAACATATTTCACTTCAACATCAGTTGGAACGGATGCGCGGAAGAGTACCCCATCGTCGATGCCATCCCAGCCTATGACTGCACCGACCAGTCCAGCGGCGGCTATGGGGATGGATTTGGGACGGCTACGGTCGCCTCTGCTTCTCCGGGCTGGCAGGTCCACTTCGACCAGGGCATCGTGAGCTACAACACGCAGGATGGCCTCGATGCTCTGCATATCAGCGGGCCTGGGTCTACGATGACCGACACGCGAGTCCTCGCCTTCGGAAATGAAGGAAACCAGCTCAAAGTGGGCGGCGCGACGGCAACAATTCAGAACAGCGTCATCAATGGCAATTGCTATGCCCTAGGCTCCAACCCCCTCTCGACGACGTTTTCTTCAGGAGCTACATCGATCACGGCGACCGCTTCACCCTCAAATCCCCTCGTTGTCAATCAGGGACAAGTCGTGCTTGGCCCCGGCATTCCAGCAAATACCTTCGCGACCGCGACGGTAACGGTAACTTCTTCAGGCACCGCGGTGCCGATCTCGAATGCAACCACAGCGGCGGAGACGGGAACGACTACGAATTTCTCCTGGCAGATTCCGGGAACTCCATCAGGCTTTGGGTCGCGCCTTCAAGACTATTGTCGCGCCGGTAATGTTGCGGTGCTTATCAATGTGACCCCTGGAGACCCAGCCTACTTTCAGGGCAACACGGTCTTCTCCGAAGGCGCGATCTTCCTAGAAGTGGAATATGCAACCTCTGACACCGGAAACACGAACACTTTGGCATTCAACGACAACGTCTTCGTTGGCTTCGAGAACCCAGGCAACAGCCAGAACCCCACCCCAATCTACTCGAACACCGACCTGAATATGCTTACAAATCCAGGCGCTAGCTGGACGAACAATGCGACATATGGCCAGCGAAACAACTGGCCTTGCCCGTGGTACCAGGGGGACGCTGCGGCCGTGTGTGGCGATCCGGGGCTGGTGGATGAGACTTACCATCCTTATGGATATGGGAACGTGGCTCCGGCGTCCAGTTCAAGCGCTGTGGTCGGCGCGGGAGTTTATCTAAGCGCCCTTCCTGTTGACTTCTCCGGCGTGACGCGCGCAAACCCTCCCGCGATAGGAGCCTATGAATACGCCCCCTAAAGTATTTGCGAGGCCTATGAATTTTGAGTGACGAATCCAACTTCGTGAGACACAATAACTTAGCAAAAAGCGAGCTGGGGAGTAGTACCTCAAGGCCACCTGGGCGCTCATGGCAGGCATCGTAGATGGAGGAAACGCAGTGCTAAATGGGGCCGGGACTTGTCCGCACACGCACACAATCGTGCGACTGGAAAAAGACATGTATCACGGCAACGGAAAGCCGGGGATGACGACGCGCATGGAAGTTATGGAGGGTATCGTGGCCGACATAAAGAACAGTCTCAGGTGGATCGTGCGGCTGCTTGTGGCGACCTTTCTGACCGGAGTGGCGGGAGTTATCGTGGCGATTGCGGTGCGCAGGTAAGCTGGAAGGCAAGGGAGAGCTGAAATGACGATTTCGCCGGCGGGACGGAAGAGGATCGAGGGCTTTGAAGGGTGCGTGTTGAAGGCGTATCGCGATCAGCGTGGCATCCTAACCATCGGCTATGGGCATACCGGGCCGGAGGTGACGGTGGGGCTGGCGTGGACGCTGGCGCAGGCGGACGCGGCGATGACGGCGGACCTGGTGACGCGGGTGGAAGAGCCGCTGAACGGGCTGGTGAGCAAGAACATCGTGCTGAGCCAGAACATGTTCGACGCGCTGGGGAGCCTGGTCTACAACATCGGGGCGGGAGCGTTTGCCGGATCAACCCTGCTGCGGCTGCTGACCCAGCACGATGCATTGGGCGCGGCGAACCAGTTCCTGGTGTGGGACAAGACCGAGGGTGTGACCAATGACGGGCTGCTGGACCGGAGGATGGAAGAGCGGAAGATTTTTATGACGCCGGACGCGGCGGGCGTGGTAGGGTAGAGCGCGGGGACCGGAGATTTCGGGCCATCCTAGAGGGGTGGCCCTATTTTTTTTAGAATCATTCTAATTTTGGGTGTAGCATGGTCGGCATGCGATCGTGGCGACGATTTCAGGTTTATTGGAAGCGGTGGAACGAAGTGCTGTAGGGGCTTGAGCGATGGACGGAGTTGCGCTGTGGACGTATCTGTACGGGAACCGGGTAGCGATCGCGGCGGGAGTGCTGGGGGTGGTATCGGCGGGGATCAAGACGCTGCCAGTGCCGGGAGCCGTCTTCAGCGCCTACGAATGGTTTTACGACTGGAGCCATCAGTTCCTGAACATCACGAACACCCGGCTGACGCAGGCAGTGGTGGTAACGCCGCCCATCAGCCAGCCGCAGGCAGCGGAGCTGGCGGCCAGCCAGAAGACATTGGAGGGGCAGGCAGCCAGCCCAAAAGTTTAGCAGCAGAGCCGGTGGCGCAAAGCGCGCCGGTGGCGGTATCCGCGAGTGCGGGGGAGACGAAAGCGATGAGTTTTCTGAGTGCGGTTGGTAAAGACTTCAAGGCGGTATTCGCGTGGCTGGGCTCGGCCAAGGGCGAGGCGGTGGTGCAGACGGCGGAGGGTGTGGCGGTTGCCGTGGCTTCGGCTGCAGGGCTTGGAGCGCCGGTGCAGGCGGGGCTGAACCTGCTGAACAACTGGATGGGAGAGGCGATCAAACTGCAGGCGATCGGCGAGGCGGCCGGAGAGACGGCCAGCGGCGGCACCGCCAAGGCTGCCGCAGTGGCCTCGACCATGGAGCCGCAGCTGCTGGCGTGGCTGCAGGCGAACGGCTATAGCACAGCGAACGTGAGCGCGCAGGCGGCGACGATCAACGATGCGGCGGTGGCGCTGCTGAATGCGCTGGGCGCGCCGGCAACGGTAGCGGCACCGGTTGCAGTAACCAAATGACCCCACAGACACGCAGCTTTGCGCTGGTAAGCCCTGCCGCCCTGGCCGCCAAGGTGAAGGCGGCGGGTGGCCCGCAGCTGGACCCCACGCAGCCGACAGGGAACGCCAGCGCGGACGGGGTGACGGTGACCTGGGCAGTGAGCCCTAACCGGATTGACATCACGGTGACGGAGAAGCCGTGGATCATTAGCTGGGACACGGTGTGGGCACATGTGCAAAATCTGTTCCCGGCGTAAAGGAAAACCGCATCCCATTTGAAGTGAAGTATCGGAGGGCAGGGCGATGGCTGAGACAGTGGATTGGAATGACGAGAAAGACCCGCGAGTGGTGCAGCACAGGATTCGGCTTGCCCGCGAGCAGCATGAGGCGGAGCAGATAGCGAAGCAGCAGGGCATTGGCGTGCTGCGCGGGTTTACCGATGGGCAGCTGCTGGACGAGCTGGAGCGGCGGCATCCGGATTTCCCTGCCGGCAGCAGCGGCACCCTGAAGTATGCGCATGCGCAGGGCAGCGGGAGCTACAAGTACAACGAGCCGGTGGACTGGACCAAGACGCAAGGCGCGGGACTGAGTGCCGATACCAGCGCGGCCGCGCTGAATGCGACCGACCTGATCCATACCGACCCGCACAACCTGAACCTGCCGACGCAGGAGCAGGCGGATGCCGTGGTGGCCAAGGCTGAGGCGGAGCGCGAGCAGCGAGCGGCCGAGGCGGGGCAGGCCTTGTCGGACAGCCAGGGCCAGCAGAACGCGGAGAAGCAGGTACAGGGCAGCTAAGGGGGCATGGTAGGATAGCTGCTAAGCCCAAGCGCGCGAGCGTCCGGGAAGATTCCCGCGCCGCCTCGGCCCTTGAAAACCGCCCCTCCCCCTGGGGCGGTTTTCTGTGTCTGAAAATAAATATACGAAAACTGTTGACATGGGCCGGACGTGCGCGTAGGGTGGATAAATCCTGCTGATCAAGGCGGGGTACAAAAGGAATCTTCCCGGATGCCAAATATATTCGATTCAAGCGTGCGTTTCCGCGCGTCGCAGCCCAGAGCGGCGGCAGTGGTGGACGCGATGCAGATAGTGCGTGCGGCGTGGAAAGACGCGCTGTGTGAGCTGCCAGCCCCGAACAGACTGATGCTGTGGCGCGAGGGATATGCGCAGGTGCTGAACCTGCCGAGTGCGGGGGAGAAGACGGGCGTGGCGCGACTGGAGCGGGTGCAGCGGTACCTGCGGACGGAGTATGCGGAGGCGATCCGCGAAGAGCCGGTGCCGGTGGCCAGCTGGGCGAGCCGGATGGAGCTGGGGGTGGCGTATGGCGATGCTTAGGATGAGCAAGGACGAGGCGGACATCGCAGGATGGTATTTCACGAGGCGGCTATTGGACAGGATGCGCGGGCCGGAGTGGAGCGTATCAGCCTTCGCTGTCGTCAGCGAAGCGCAGATCCGGTTGATCGAAAGCATGTCCTTCACGGCGGTGAAGATCACCAACCGCTGCAGGGATATCGAATGCTGGAATGCGTTCGATGGAATCGAGATAAGCGATGGCGAGTGAGATCCGGATTATAGTGCCGCTGAAGCCGCCGAGCGTGAACCATTACTGGGGGCGGAAGGCGGGCAAGGCGGGGATGTTCGGCGGGGAGTACATCAAGCCCGAGGGCGTGGCCTGGAAGGCGGCCGTGGCCGTGCTGCTACGCGGGGAGAGTCTGCTGGAGGGCTTGACCGAGGCGGAGGTCGCCAGGGCGCGCTACTGCGTGGAGGTGTGGGTGTTCCTGGGGCGCAAGGCGCGCGGCGACGGCGACAACATGTGGAAGGGCATCCTGGACAGCCTGACGGCGGCGGGAGCGATCCACAGCGATACCGGGACGGCGTGTATCGACCTGTACATGCATGTGCGCGAGGACCGCAGCAGCGCGGGCTCGACGACGATCATCAGCCTGCGACGGCTGGATGAAGGGTTTGCCGCGGTTGGCGCGGGGACGCTGCCGGCGCCGTGGCCGGTGTTCAGCAATGGGAAGCTGTTGAGCGTATAGAAGATTTCAACGAAGGAAAGAGGGGGAGTGACGATGGCTCCCCCACTCTCTCCGTAATCAAGTTTCACAAACCAACAAAGGAGTAAGACGAAAATGGGACTCGATACATCGCACGATGCATGGCATGGAGCGTATAGCGCGTTTATGGGGTGGCGCGAGAAGATCTGTGCCGTCGCTGGATTCCCGCCGCTCAAACTAATGGAGGGCTTCTTTGAGCGCAACAGCCCCTATGACCCAATGCAAAAACATGCGGAATGGGTCGCGCAGATACGCGGCACTGGAAGCAACGTGGATGATATTTATTGGGGTTTGCCGATTCGGTGGCAATCCTTGAAGCCCAGCCCGCTATTCGAGTTACTGAGCCATTCCGATTGCGACGGAAGTATTGACGCTGAATTGTGTGGGCCGATTGCCGATGCACTCGAACGACTGCTGCCTGAACTCGATTCGGAGGGTGGTGGCCACATTGGGAACTATGCCGAGAAAACGCGCCAATTTATCAAAGGACTCCGCGCCGCTGCCAAGGAAAAGAAGCCTCTAAAGTTCCACTAATCTAGCCGCAATATCATTGGAAAAATATTCAAAAAGAGGGGGGAGTGACGATGGCGACACGGATGAGGGATCTGGCGGAGGAAGGGTTTCGGGCGGAGGTGTTTGCGTTCAAGCCGCATGATGTGAAGATCGATGCGGGGCACAACCCGCGCGACTGGCGATGGGAGAACCTGGACGCGGCGCAGCGCGAGAGCATGGCGCAGCTGCAGGCCAGCATCCTGCAGAACGGCGTGGAGCGGCCACTGTTAGTCCGACGCCCGAAGGGGACGGAAGAGATATGGCTGGTCGACGGGGAGCGCCGCCTGCGGGCTGCCAGGGCGCTGGTGGAGGGCGCGGCGGAGCATGTGGAGGGTGGCTGGCAGGGCGTCGTCCCGGTGATGCTGGTGATCCCCGAGGGCGAGGCCGACTGCCTGCTGCGGGCGCTGCGGGCGAACGATGGCGAGCCGCTGACCAAGATGGAGCTGGGCCGCGCGTACAAAAAGCTGCTGTCGAGCGAGTGGAGCTATACCAAGGAGCGGATCGCGCTCGAGACCGGGGTAAGGACGCGCTTTGTGACCGAGGCGCTGGCGCTGGCGGAGATGCCCGCTGCAGTGCAGGGGATGGTCGAGCGCGGCGAGGTGGCACCGGCGGCTGCGCTGCACCAGGTGAAGGTGAGCGAGGGCCACGCCGCCGAGGTGCTGCGCGAGAAGGTAGACCAGGCCAGGGCGGAGGGCAAGACGCTGGTGCGGCGGGAGAAGATTGTACCGCGCGTAGAATGCCCGCGATGCAGCGCGATCGCGAAGGGCGGACTGGTGGAGTTTGAGGGCCAGCAAATGTGCCGGCTGTGCGTGAAGGACCTAAAGGCCGACATTGCGCAAGAGGCCGCTGCCAAGGCGAAGGCGGCGAAGGTGCGCTGCCCGAACTGCGGCGAGCAGGTAGAGGCGCTGGTGGCCATCGACGACCCTGCCAGCGTTTTCAGCAAGGTATGCCAGGAGTGTTTCGACGAGGCGAAGGAAGCGGCCGACAAGAAAGCCGAGGCGGCGGGCTGGCCGGTGGAGGGTAAGTGCGCGCAGTTGTCGGAGGGGAGCGAAGAGCGCAAGCGGTGCCTGCTGGACGACCTGACCGAGGCGGTGGAAGGGGTGCTGAACGAGGTGACCGAAAGCTGCGGCGCGCGTCTGGACGAGCTCGAGGACAGCGAAGTGGTTGAGGTGAGCGGGGTCCTGCTGGCGGCGATGGAGAAGGCGCTGGCGGGATGGAAGGCGGAACGATGAAAACCCGAATGATTATGCGCGAGTCAGACGAGGCGGCACAACTCAAGACGGTGACTGGATGGGTTTCGTCAGACGGTCGATTCTACGGCAAAGACGAACGAACTGCGCGATATGCGGGCTCAACGCACCAACTCTGCGAGTGCGGCACGGTGATTGAAAAAGGCCGCATCAAGTGCGACAAGTGCCACGATAAACAGCGGTGGGAGAAGTACAGAACCCTCGAAAGTAAACTGTGGAATGGCGAAGACTTTCTGGTGACGTGGGACGATGACAAGTTCTTCTGGTCTGATAGCGACCTGATGGACTACTGCGATGAAACGCAGACAGAGCCACAGGATCTGCAACTTGTTTTCGCGGTCCCGGTCTACGGGCGTTATCTCGACACAGATTATTTTTGCGATGAGTTGCACGAAGACGGGGAACTTCCGGATTCGATCCTCGAAGCGATGGAAGTGTTCAACAAAGTTGTAAAAGAGGCAGGGCCGCTATCGTGGACCTCGGGCAACATTGCTGCGATCGTGCCCGAGACTTATAAGTTGTACAAGGGGGAGACGAAATGCGAGTAATTCGGCTGGAAGCGGAGAATGTGAAGAAGATTCGTGCGATCGACATTACGCCGCACGGCGATATGGTGATGATCAGCGGGGCCAACGGCCAGGGCAAGAGCAGTACGCTGGACGCACTGTGGATGGCGATTGCAGGCAGGCGCGCGGCACCGGAGAGGCCGGTGCGCAAGGGCGCGGAGAAGGCTAAGATCCAGGTGACGCTGGGCAGCAAGGGAACGGTGGACCTGATCGTGCAGCGAACCTTTACCGCCAGCGGAACGATGACGCTGGACGTGTTGGACGAGGCAGGAAAGAAGTTCAGCAAGCCGCAGGAGGTGCTGGATTCAATCTTCGGGACGCTGACCTTCGACCCGCTGCGCTTTATCCGGATGGACCTGAAGACGCAGATCAGCGAGCTGCGCAACATGGTGCCGCTGGGTGTCGACGTCGACGCGCTGAACGCGGCGAACAAAGCCGACTACGACGCGCGGACCGAGATAAAGAAAGACGCCAAGCGCTACCAGAGCGAGGCGGATGCAATCGTAGTGCAGGCAGGCGTGCCAGCCGAGGCGGTGGATACCAAGGAACTGCGGGCGAAGCTGAATGCGGCGGGGGAGACGAACGAAAAAGCTGCCAAGATGCGACGCGAAAAAGAGCAAGCGGCCGCAGCGGCCAAGGTGGCGAGCGAGCGGGCTGCTACTGCGCGCAAAGAGATTGCGAAGCTGGATAAGGAGATCGCAGCCGCGCGCAAAACGCTGGCTGAGGCGGTGAGGGCGGAGGAAGGGTGGGCGGAGATAGCGGATGCGATCGCGGTGCCTGAGACGGTGAGCATTGGCGAGCTGACGCAGGCGCTAGAGCAGGCCGAGCTGGGAAACCGCGAGTTGGAGAAGAGCCAGCGGCGCAAGGCTCTGCTGGCCCATGCACAGGATGCGGAGCGCAGGGCCAATGACCTGACGCGGGCGATGGAAGAGCGCGAGGAGCAGAAGCGCGATGCGCTGGCGGCGGCACCGATCCCGATTGCGGGGCTGACGTTCGACGAGTCAATGATTCTGTATAACGGCATACCGCTGGCGCAGGTGAGCACGGCGGAGCAGATCCGCGTATCGGTGGCGCTGGCGATGGCGGCGAACCCAGAACTGCGCATCCTGCGGATTATGGAGGGCAGCTTGCTCGATCAGAGCAACCTGGGCCTGATCGCCGAGATGGCCGGCGAACGCGACTACCAGGTGTGGATTGAATGTGTGGATAAGACGGGTAAGCTGGGGATCGTGATTGAGGATGGAAGGGTGGTCGCGGAAAATGTGGATTGATCTTTGGCCTTTCGAGATCTACCTCCTCGGCTGGATCTTCGTCGGTGTTCTCTTGGACATATACGCTGTATGGCTCGTACAGTCCGCTCTTGAGGTTGAGCGCATGGCCCTTTTCCGTATCGCGAAGATACTTTTCAGCGTTGTCTTGGTGTTTCTCGGCGTGGGTCTTTCTGTCCATGCAATGCTCGTCGTAATGGAGCGTATCCTGACCCTATGAAACACGAATATCACAAAGGCCCAGGAGCCAAAGTTGCTGATCGAGCATCCGGAATTGACGCAGTGAAGCGGCCACTAACGCCGCATGAGAAGCGCGTGGATACGGCGATGCGCAACGCGCAGGACGCGCACTTTGCGCTGGCGCGGGCCAAGCGGCAGGCGGGGCTGCAAACACGATGGAAGCAAGAGGCCCCGAACTCGGCAAACTACAGCAAGGCCAGTAGCGCGTCTGGTGTGCGGGCGTGCGAGGTGTGCGGGGCGATGGTGGTGGATTCTGCGGTGGGGTGGCGGGCGCATTGGGCGAGGATGCCGTTTTGTGCCGCCGGGAAATAGAATCATTCTGTTTTAGGTGCCGCGCTTGCCCGGCTTGTACCAGTTGAGCGCGTTGGCGATGCGTTTGGCCATATTGTGGGAGCTGGCGGTGGCGATGAATTCTGATAGATTAGGTCTAGTTCCTCGCGGGTTTTGTACTCGATCCTACGCTCTGGAGTGTTCGCCATGGTCTCCGCTTCCCAAATTCGTGATCTCATCCGTGCCTACCTCTCTGGTGCGCTCAGCCTCCAACGATTCGCAGAAGCTTTTGAAGATATGTACTCGTCAATCAATGCTTCGAGCGATAAGCAGGTTCTTGCGCTGGGCGACCACATCGAAGTACTGCTCTCTCGCATCTCTTCAGGTCTTGCTAGTGAACCCGACTTGCGTGCGTGGCTTTTGTCTCTCTCTCAGCCATTCAGCCCTAGTGTCGGAGAAGACATTGAATATGACACTCCTTCCGTTACATAAAGCGAGGATGAAAGTTACCTAATCACTGCCTAAAGGGATGCCGGTTGAATGCTGGTGGCATCTGCGCAAGCTCGACGATGAACTCCGTCACGAACGGTGCTTCCTCACCTTCAAAAACAACCGACGCAGTGTAAGACCCGTGGGCCCGGAGGATGACTCCGGGCTTAGTCATGCCCGTCATGCCGGTGATCTGGGGACCCATCAGTGTTCCCGTGTCGAGGTGGCTCAGCTCGAATCGAAACTTGTACTGTCCGGCTGCTTCGGCGTTGAAGCAGAAGAAAAACGCAATGCTCGGAAGTGCGAATGGA